CGCTTTAACCTTCATACCATCACCATTTCTTGCAAGACCAATATCTTGCAGTCAATTTACTTGGAGGATTTGTATCACACTTATGCCTAGCCCTAAAAGACTTACGCCTAGCGGGTTGACTCTTTTTGATCGTCATCTTGGCATCACCAAACCTAATCGTCTTGGTCTTGTCCCCCTGCTTCGCCACCACTACGAACTTCTTCGTTGGGTGACTCGGCGTTCTCTTCGGCTTGTTGTACCCGCTTACGCCCGCGCGCGCCAGCTTTGGGTCTTTTTTCTTGGGCATCAACCCTCTCCTTGAGCTGGTCTAATTGCTGCCTCAAGTCTTTCAACTGCTCCCCCTGCTCCTTGAAGGCGCTGTTGACTTGGCCGAACAGGTTGTTGAGTTCCGTTTGCGTCATTAACATTTTGCTGCTTACCCTTTATTTCATTTTCCTTGAGAAGTCTGTCTGCGACCTTGAGCCTACGCTCAAACTCTTTGTCATCCTCATTGCCTTCTTTTAGGTTTCTAGTTACGGCGTTGACGATGTCTACCTGCAACTCTTGCGGTGCAAGCTGGGACTCGACCGACAGCTTGGCGGCTCTGGCCTGAGATTCAGCCGCTTGGCCGTTCAGGGCCGCAGTCTGGCTTTGTTGCAGGGCTACTTGGGCTTGTTGCGCCATCATGGCCATCTGCTGGGCCTGCGGATTAGGCTGTGAAGCCTGTTGCATGGCCGCTATCAGCTCTTCGCGGTTGCTGAGGTTCATATTCTCAATGATGCTCTGCATCAATACAGGGTAAAGCGGGCTATCTTGCTTCATTGTCTGCAACAACTGGACAAGCTGGGTAACCTCATATTCCCTAGCAATAATGCCCAATGTGCTGGTTGCGACAAACTTATAGTCCGAAACAGGGTAGTTTTCGGGGTCAAACTGCATATATCGGTGTGCCGCCTTGGTTACAAAGGGCAGAAGGAAGGACTGCTGAAAATTAATAAGAGTACGCTTATGCCGCTTGATAATAGCGCCGAGAGACATACTGATACCAGCGGCTGTTGCTTCACCATTAACCTGACCTGCGATACCAGCAGAATCCACCGCGCCTGTAGCTTGTTGTACCATCTGTTGTAACGCAGCGGCTTGACCAAACGTAATCTGGTTGACCTGTCCGAAGTTAAACGGCTGTAGTACTTCACGAGGATCTCCATTGGTTAAGATCATCTTGCCGGGGCGTACTTCTGGCTTAGCACCTCTAGGAAGCCGTGTGGCGTCCACAGCGAGCATTGGGTGGATTGTGAGGCTCAGGGCATCAATACGCGCGCGAAGCTCTGTATCAAGCGCCTTCTGGCTGTTATAGCCCTTCTCACAAACGCCACGACCCCAGAATCGGCCCGGCACTACATCCCAAGGAAATGCAACGACAGGGCGGTCGTTCATCATGTAGGGGTTGGCTTCCGCCTTGAGAAGTACGCCACCATTAGCAATTACCACGATTGCCTCGACATACATCGAGTCTTCTTCTACCTCTACGTCTTCTTGCTCTAGAAGATCCTTGGGTACAAGGCCGTAATACTTGGTCAGGCGAACCTTGTCATCGTTGTAGAGAGTCAGGTCTTGATCGGGTTCCAAATTGGTATCTGGTGCCGCAGATTCAATCATCCCTTCACGGTATACGCCCTGCTCTTGCAGGATTTCAATGCTGTGCTTACTGACAAACTCATCGACCGCCACACCGTAGGCATCCTCAACTGAGGTTGCTACTGGGTCTATTAGGAAATTCTGAGGTAATACAGGCTTGAGCTTTACGACTACACGGTCAGTAATGTTGACACCAACTGCCTGAAGGTCACCACCCATGATCGGTTCAGTTGCCGGAGCCATCTCTTTAATTTCTTCAATGACCACCTCACCAACGCCCGTACCAAATACGGCTGAGTTAATCAGGCATTCCGCCACTGCTTTACGAATCTTGCAGGCTTCAAAGTCTTCGGCCAGCTTCTTTCGTAATACTAAGGCGTCTTGCTTTTGCGGATCTGCTACATCGTCCGCTATGTCAAACCACTTCCCCCGTCCGAATGTGGCTTCTTCCAACTCTGCAACATTAGACTCTACGGCCTGCTGCAATGCTGGTGAAATAATCCTTGAGCGTTCTGACGCCCTTTCAGAATCCGCGGGATCCCACTGGCCACGCCACAACCTGTAATACTCTTCAAAACTATCTTCATAGTTTGACTCGTAATAATCGCGCCAGTCTTCACACTTACTCATTACCCATGATTCAATAGACTGCTCGGCCATCAAGGGGTCTGGGCTATAGTCATTTGCCATTTTAGTATCCCGCTACCACGTCTAAGATTTCGTGGTCTTCGATTTCATATTCATAGTCATAGGCTACTTCAGCCAACTGATCTATGTACGCCAACGCATCAATCAGGTCATCATGCGTCAAAGCATCTGGAAACTGAAACAACTGGTCAAGGAACTTAACATTCCATTCACCTTTGTTCAGGGTGATATATCCGTTCTCAAACCGGCCCTGTAAGGCCCACATCACCCTATCTGTCTTTTTCTTGTTTCCGTGCGTTAATTCTTCAACTCTGAAAAACGTGCCATACCGCTTCATTAAGTCAGAAAGCGGCGACATTACTGCTTGCTTGGCGATTCCTTTTTCGATTCCGACACTGACGGGGCGATAGTCACGGACGGCCTGAAAGATCTTCGTAGCCGTCTCATCAAGGCCCCAACGACCGTGGATAATGTTTTCCACAAACCAACCATTTTCATTTACCTTCGCGACAGCAATCGCAGTATCGTCTAGCTTTGTGTTCTTGGTTCGCTTTTTGTTTACGTCCTCAAATCCCGCTAGGTCAACGGCAATATAGTAATCGCCTTCTTCGGGGTCTTCGCCGAACCTAACCCAATCTTCTTTAAACATCTCAGAGCCTCTAGCCTCAAACGAGGCCATAAACTCTTGTCTGAAGGCGTAACTAGACATGGATTTCTTAGCGATGTCAATTTCGCCAGAATCCAACATCGAATTGTCGTAGCTAGTAAAGTGCCAAGCCTTATAGGTTTCGTCATCACCTAGCTCGGCATACTTGTACAGCTCATAAAAATGGTTACGGCCCATAGGCGTACCGATAAACAGCGCCTCACCCTTCTGGTCAGCCAAAGCAGGTCTGAGGATCTGCTCCCAGACATCGGGCTTCATATCGGCGTATTCGTCCATGACAAGATACTTCAAAGACACACCACGCATGGTTTCGGGTCTATCGGCACCTTTTAAGCTAATCGTGGCCCCATTGACCAGTTTTATCTGAAGATTATTGATATGTGAGCCAGCAATAACGGGATGGCCCAGTTCCATCAGGGTCTGCCACATAATGTCACGAGCCTGCCCTTGGGTCGGGGCTACATAGAATACATGGCCCTTATCGGCTTGAAGTCCGTTGATAATCAACAACCAAGCGGCTAATCGGGACTTTCCGGTACGTCTACCAGCGGCAACTACCTTAAAACGGGTAGGATCAGCAAAAACATCTTGCTGCCACCCCAAAAGACTGACGTTTAGGTCTGTCATTTACTCTTTCTTTCCCAAAAATAGACCGAACGCACCAGTTAAGGCCCCAGTCATGACTGAAACTAGTGCAGCTTGCTCAGGATTCGGGTCAGGTAAGGACATAAACCACTCTACAGTACGATAGGTCATGCAAATCATTGCAAACATTAACACTCTTGGAATGATTCGCCATGCATTGAGCTGGTCAGGGGTCATGAGTACGTCCAGACCACAGGGGTTGTGTCCCTGCTATCAACATGAATGAAGGTTTTAGCTATCCCAACGCCACCAAAACCCATGTCAAAGGCATTTTCAAGGATAATATGGCGTTCAGAGCCAGAAACAGTGTAAATATCCGCAGCAATACCTTGAGTATGAGTACCGGGCTTTTCTTTTTTGGCTTCTATTGAGTGCTTGGGATCGCGGTAGCCAGAGGTGATCGCAAAGGGAAAACCGCATCTTTCCCGTAATTCATCCAGCATTTCAAGAAACAGGGGCTTCATTTCGTTATTGCCCGTTTCTTGGCAGTCAAACTCTTCAATCTTGAAGTATTTCACCAGAATCGCCGTCAATAGTGGTTTGATTGATGGTTGTAGGCTCTATAGTAGGCTCTATAGTAGGTTCTGAAACAGAACCAACACCCGTAATATTGATTTGGATAGCAGATTTGCCGCTGTTTTGAACAACATCCTTCTCAAATGCGGCTACAGGCAGGATTCTATCCATGACCAGCTTCCAAGCCGCAGCCTGATTCTTGTGATCATCGTCCATAGCGGCATTAAAGATAGACTCTAATACCTTCTTTGACTTAG